TATGATGCGCTGTTTGATCTGCTGACTGTTGTAGCGGAATGTGAAGAGCTGGCACTCCCAGACAAAGCATTACAAATCATTGCACAAGAATCCAAAGGTTCCCCCCGGCGCGCACTGGTATCACTCAGCAAATCTCGTGGCTGTACATCTCTGGACGAGATTCGGGAAATTATGGAGTCATTGGATGAAAATGCCGAGATTATCGACTTGTGTCGGGCACTGGCAGGTAAAGTAGGATTGGATTGGAAAAAAGCCGTGCGTATTATCCGGCGATTGGATAATATGCAACCGGAGAGCATTCGACTCACTATTGTCAACTACACCGCTAAAGCACTGTTGAATACAGATGGTGATGAACAAGCTACTAAGCTCTTAGCTATTTTGGAAGCATTTTCCAAACCGTGTAATCCATCAGAAAAGATGGCTCCGATTTTACTGGCAATTGGTCAACTGTTATTGGGAGAATAAAATGGGAATTGGTGCTACACATGAAGGGGGGATTTACCCCCACGATATTTTTCATGAATATGAGATATTGGGTGAAATTACCGTACCCCCCAAGCATCAACACAATTTGCATGATCGGGAAGATGGCTTAGCTCACTGTAAAATTTGTGGAGGTGCTGAAAGTAGTCTTCCAAAAGATTGTCCAGGTAGAAAGTTATCCGAAATGGAAGAAGATCAAATAACTAACCGGCAATTGAATTTCATTTCTGGTCAATGGGTCCGTGGTACTCACCCAGTTTATGGAGATGCATAATGCCACACCCATTTTCCATAGCAGAATTTGAGCAACATCTGCTCATTGACAAACATCACTTGGATGAAGCGATCTCCCACCAATCTTCGCTACTGTATCAAGTCAGCAGTGAACTAGCGTTGTCATTGAGTGTGCGAGATGAACTTAAACAGCATGTAGATGAAGCATACGCTTTTATCTCATTGGGCTTGCGGGAAGAAGCTGCTAAATCCGGTACTAAAATCACGGAAGATTTTATCAAGCAATCGGTCATGACTGAACCTACGTATACCGATGTAGTTAAAGATTATTTATCCCAAAAAGGATATTGTGATCGCGTCCAAGCACTGAAAGATGCGTTTGTAGCCCGTGGCTATATGATCCGAGAAATGGCCGGATTGTGGGTAGCGGGTTATTATGCGGATTCGGCCATCACCACGGATTCGACAACCGCCCAAAATGCCAGGTATGAAGTGGCAAGGGCGGCAATAGCGGAACGTCGCCAATTGAAACGCCGACCGCTCGCAGGTGAATCAGATGGCTGAACAACTGGTTTCTTATACCACTTATATCGTGCTAGGTGGTGTAGGTTTGTACACGGTTGCACGAATCGTTACTGCCGCTTACTTCAAGAGTAAGTTGGAAAGTGAACTGAATCTAGGCAGAATGCCAAAGTCAATGTAAAGTGAGGTTTTCCAATGGCTAAGTTTAACTATCAAAAGCGTGATGTCTCCACCGTCCGTAAACGGAAAGAGCAATGGGGCAATGATCGGGATTCATTTCTCTCCGACATAGTTCCGATCTGGAAGCCCAGTGATGGGGATAACTGTATTCGTATCTTGCCCCCCAGTTGGGAAGGGGCGGATAACTACGGGCATGATATCTACGTGCATTATGGTATCGGACCCGACAATTCAGCATATCTGGATTTGAGCAAGATGTTGGGTGAACCCGATCCCATTCATGAAGCGTGGCAAGAAGCCTAGCAGCAAGGGGATGATGACTACGCCAAGCAGCTTGAGTCCAAGAAACGAGTGCTGGTGTATCTGATTGATCGGGACAAGCCCAAAGAAGGTGTGATGATGTTGGCCATGCCCTGGACCGTCGATAAGGAGATCGCTATCCAGAGTTTTGATTCCCGCACTCAAGAAGCATTATCCGTGGATGACCCGGACGAAGGATTCGACATCATCTTGAATCGGTCGGGTTCTGGAGCACGTACCGAGTACTCCATCAAGATTGCTCGTAATTCCAGTCCACTACGGATTACCGATGAAATTGCCAATCTGCTGGAAGAGCATCCACTTCCCACAGTGCTGAATTACTTCCCTTATGCACATATCAAAAAAGCATTCTTGGGTGGTGCCAAGAAGCCCAGCAGTGGGGATGAACAGCCCAGTCGTGGGAGTAAGACCGAAACAGCCCCCACTCATGGCAGGAAAGATGCACCGGCTCAACGTGGCAAGACAGCCGCTCCCAACATCGACTTGTCCACTCTGTCATGGGATGATGTACAGAAATTCTCCGGCAGTAAATTGGATGCTTTGCTGGAAGAATTGGAAGCAAATGGCATTGACATCGATCCAGAAGCTTTTGAAACTGATGAGGAGATGAAAGATGTTATTTGTAAGGAACTAGATTTGAGCAAGCCAGAGCACAAGCCAACAACCCGCCGTTCGGCTATGCCAGAACCCAGAGGGAAAGCCAGATCGGAACCAGAACCGGAAGCGGAAGCGGAAGCGGAAGATGATCCAGAACCGGAAGCGGAATCGGAACCAGCACCCCCCAAAACCGGGTTCAAAGATCGGTTAGCTGCACTCCGCAATCGCGGTAAGTAAGATCAACAAGCCGGGTCTGATCACGGACCCGGCCCCCAACTCCAGGTGTGTTATGGAACGTAAACCAGTCGTTATACCCGAAAAGAAAACTGAATCTCATGGAAGTTATTTCACTACGGTTAAAAAAGAGTCGTTACAGTTTATTCCCAGTGGCAGCACCTTACTAGATTGTGTTATTGGTGGAGGTTGGCCGTTAGGGCGAATGAGCAACATCGTCGGGGATAAATCTTCTGGTAAGACATTATTAGCCATTGAAGCGTGTGCCAATTTTAATTATCTTTACCCCGATGGGGAAATGTTTTACTTGGAAGCGGAAGCAGCTTTCGATAAAGACTATGCTCAAGCATTGGGGATGCCCATTGAAAAGATTGATTTCATTGAAGAGCTGTCAGATTTTACTATAGAAGGTTGGTTTGAACATCTGGAATCCGTGACTGCACAACTGGCTAAATCGGGCAAGCCCGCGCTGTACATTGTAGACTCGCTAGATGCTTTATCAGATCGAGCGGAAAAAGGTCGTAAGATCGATGAAGGGACTTTTGGGGGAAACAAACCCAAAATGATTGGACAGCTCTTCCGCCGACTAACTAAAGAAATTGAAAACACGCATCTTCACTTAATGATTATCTCCCAAATACGAGATAACATTGGCGTCTCTTTTGGTGAGAAGCACACTCGCACAGGTGGCAAAGCGATGGATTTTTATGCTAGTCAGATTTTGTGGCTGGCTCAACTCAAAAAACTAGATCGAACTATCCGCAAACAAAAGCGGGTGTATGGAGTACAGATCAAAGCCAAGTGCAAAAAGAACAAAGTGGGGCTGCCATTTCGAGAATGTGAGTTTCCAATTATCTTTGGTTATGGAGTGGATGATGTTACCTCCATGATGACATGGCTGGATGGAATGGGAGATACTGATTATAAGAGTATTTTCAGTAATCTTTCGTCCGTCACTCCAGATGCTATCAAAGCATTGCCCATGGATGTTCGTAGACCATTACTCACTCAACTGCAAGAGGTTGTGGTAGATACATGGCAAGAGATCGAAAACAACTTCATCCCAAAAAGCTCGAAATACTAGAGTCCAAGCTGTATCAGGTGTTTTTTCCAGTCATCACCCGACGCACTACCCGGAGTCAGGTGATTGACTGGCCGATCATCTTTGATGAAACTCTAGCTGAATTGGTAGGGATGCTGATTCATAATGGGAAGGTATCCAGAGGTCTGGACAGCATCCAAGTCCGTAACACGTCCAAGTTCTTTCAGTTTGAAGAGCGACTGGCAGAACTATTGGACAAGTTGAATTTAAGATTGAATACTAATTGCCGAAATTGGAAAGGGTTGTTTCAACAACAATCTCCACAAATCAACAGTGGAGAGTTTGTTAAAACACTCTTGTCCATTTTGGAATGTGAACGGATTGAACAGCACATGGGGTTGGAACAGATTCCAGCTATCATTAAGCAATCTCCACTATCCGTACAAAAAGCGTTTTTAGTGGGATACTTATCTACCTGCCCATCCAAAGTAACTTGTGTAGATCAACATCATCAGATTAATTTCATTCCATTCATGCAACCATTCGTCAAAGAGTTAGTAACGATGCTAAAATCTTTTGATGTTGAATGCGTAGATCATGGAGCATTTTTTACTACAGATTTAGGAGTTCATCATGATCGTTGGAAGATCGAAATCGAAAGGAAATAATTTTGAAAATAAAATAGCTAAGATGCTCAGTTTATGGTTGACTTACAATCAAAAGCCAGATGTTTTAGAACGATCTCCAACGAGCGGCGCTAAAGCAACGATCAATCGTAAACAGAATCGCAATCATGAAAACATTGCGGGGGATATTATTTCCGTCGCCCCGGAAGGGATGCCATTGACTCAAAGATTTGTAATTGAACTCAAACATCAAGCTCGCGAGAGCTTGAATGTGGAAGCATTGATCTTTCAATCATCAAAAGGGGGAGTGCTGGCATATTGGGAAAAATTATTGGGAGAGTGCAAAACCACACAACGACTCCCGATTTTGATCTTTCGTCAGAATACTAAACCCATTTTAGTTGCGTGTTGTAAACGAGGTATAGAGTTATTTGAAGCGGGTAAATTGGTTCATGCCATTATCAAACAGCCCGGCTCTTCTATGTATATCATGACTCTGGATATTTTTATTGCTAAAGTCAACCCCAAAAAACTATTTCAGGTATAAAGCATTGCAATTTCATCCCAACCGGAGTCATACCCATGCACATTGTTGAAAACGACTTATCTTGGCGCGAGCCAATCGAAATCATGCCACTCAATCAAGCGTTCCCAGATATGTCCGCACTCGCGGGCTTGTCGGCAGAGTTCCGCCGCTATGAAGAACGCAAAGTAGTATTGAATGAAGATCATTCACGGCTGTTTGGTGTGTTTGGCAAAAAGGCCGTAGTGCTCCCCCATTTGGATTTGGTCAATATCTTGTCCGACACTTATGAACGGCTGTATGATCAAGAAGGGGTCATGAACATCAATTCCGTGAACAATGGAGCTAAGATTACCATTACCATGGAACTGCCATTGGAAGAGCCGTTGGACGTGGGGAATGGAGACAAGCACAACTTGCTGCTATTGGCGCAAAATGGCTATACCAACGGGGAAAGCCCCAAGATTCGCATGGGTGTGATGCGCTTGATATGCTTGAATGGTGCGGTTATCGGGAAACAGATCGCTTGCATCCCCGCCCGTGAGATGATGGATGGATTCAGTACTAAGACTTTAGCAGCCAAAGTCAACCGTTTAGTGGATCATTCCCGAAAGGTTACGGATGTTTGGCAAAGCTGGATGGGGATTCAAATTCCCCGCTTGGCAGCATCTCCAGTATTGGAGAAGCATTTCCCGTCCAAGTTCGTTGAACCGATTTTGGAAGATGAAGATTTTCCAATGTCCAAGTACGATCTGTATAACATGATGACGCGCCGGGCAACTCATGACGTAGCATCGGACTTGTCCAGAATGGTTATTGACAACCGCATTGCCACGGTGTTTTACGGGAATGCGTTTGAAAAAGCGACCAAGATGGTGGAAATGGAATTGGCCCAGCCACTTGTCATTGTAGATGCGGATATTTCCGCTACTCGTACTGAAACTGACGAGATCAGCCACTAACAAAGATGGGGGCGGAAATACCGCCCCCATTAATTGGAGAGTCTTTATGAATATACAACTAGGGATGTTTGTTGAAGATGTAGTTACCCGGTTTTCGGGGATAGTTACTGAGATATGTTATCATATTGAAGGTCATATTGAAATCTGCATTACTCCAATAGTGAATGACGCAGGAACTTTTCGCCCACCTGTTTGGTTTAATTCTGGCAGAATTAGCGTAATTGATGATACGCCCATTGACTTAAAAGAATTAACTGGGAATGTTCAAGATGAAAGCATCTGATACCTTGCACTTATTACTGGAAGCCCAAGGAACTATTATTCCCGGCTGGAATGCAGAGTATCTGGATGCAATGTGGGTGAGAAAGATCGCTGAAGAAGCTTTAAAACAGATCGCTATAATGGAACAACAACTGGAAAATCACCACACTATCTTTACAAAAGCGATTGCTCAATTAGAGAAAGTGAAAAGAAATCTTCATGCTTTGGGAGATGAATGATGAAAGCATTGATAATCTCTGACTTGCATTTGACAGATGCTGCCAAAGAACAATATCGTTGGAGAGTGTTTGATTGGACTCGACAAGCTCTTAAAGAACATGACTGTAGTGATCTGTTTATTTTGGGTGATTTATTCGATAAAAAAGATCGTCACCCCGCTGATATTGTAAATCGGCTGGTAAACATCTTAGTCGAATTGTCGGATAATGTAGATATAACTCTGCTTCAAGGCAACCACGACTACTTAAGAATCGAATCACCGTTTTTGACTTTCTTATCACATCTTCCTAAAATCAAATGGATTAACACTCCAACTCTTTTAGCTATTCATGGTATGAATACACTGTGGTTGCCCCACAGTCGCCAGCCGATGGAAGAATGGAACATAAACCCATGTATTAAAGATGACTATGATATGGTGTTCATGCACCAATCTGTCATTGGTTGCAGAGTCAGTAATTACTACGAAATGAACTGCGGGTTGGATTTGAGGTGGTTAGAAGAGCAAGTAAAATGTCCCATCATCTCCGGGGATATTCATGTTCCCCAAACGATCAGAAGTTTAACGTATGTGGGAACTCCCCACCCCGTCTCTTTTGGAGATGACTACGAATGTCGGGCACTGCTTCTGAATACGACATCGAATCGAAATGTAGTGGAGAAAACCTTGGAGTTAGAGTCATTGTCCATTCCTGGGATCAAGCGACACTCTTTAACGATCTCCAATGTAGATGAAATAAAACTGATGTTTGCAGCGGGTGTCATTCGTCCTAAAGATCAGGTAAAAATCAAAATCTTACTGTCACCAGAGCATTTTTCCCAGTGGACAATCACTAAAGAAGTGGTTACGCAGTGGTGTGACTACAATCAAATTGACGTGTTTGACATTAAGTTGGAAAAGATTGGTACAGAGGTATCTGATCCCACGTCCAAAAAATCGGGTAGATTTTACTTGAATCATCCTAATGATCTTTTTAAACGATTTTCGGAACAAGAGTCCATTGATCCAAAATTTGTCACTATCGGCCAAGAGCTATTAACGGAGGTATTAAAATGAAAAATTTACTACTGATTGATTTCTCCAATACTGTCATGCGTTCCATGGCCGTTCATTCTCAACTCAGTTGGGAAGGAACTCCAACTGGGGGATTGTATGGGTTTGTTTCCCAACTCGCCGGACAGATCAACAAAGCATCCATTACGCATATCATGGTTTGTAAAGACCACCCACCTTATCTTCGTAAGACTGATTACCCAGAGTACAAAGAAGATCGAAAGACAACGGAAAAGCCGGAATGGTACGAACACCGTAAAACCACGTTCAGTCAAGTAGAAATCTTTTTGAGATTGGCTGGGATTCAAGCGTATGACCAAGAAGGTTTGGAAGCAGATGATCTGATTGCTACAATTGTTGACCAGCAAGCTTCACAGTTCGACCAAGTGTTTATCTTGTCCAATGATGATGATTTGTACCAACTCTTAGCACATGATAACGTCACTTTGCTAAAAGTATCTGGTAACATGGACGTGGCTAAGTTTGCCGATAAGTACCCCGGAGTCTCTCCAGAAGATTGGAATTATGTCACGGCATTAATGGGTTCTCATAACAACGTCGCGGGTATTCCAGGAGTGGGGATTAAGACCGCACTCAAACTGGTTGCTCAGTTTCGTGAATCCGGCAAGTACCCCGCCAAAATGGAACAGCATAAAGAGTTAATTGAAAGGAATCTGAAATTAGTGACATTACCATATCCCAGTGCTGCAAAAATCAGGTATGATGTAATGGATATTCCCCAACTCAATCAGCGAGCTTTGATGAGATATTTATCCCAGTATGGGATAAATTATTCGGGGGCCATGCAAAATGCGTTCTCCCATTTTGATGGTTCCCAGTTCAGTATCTAACTTAACTGGAAACAATCATGTCCGAACTCAATGAAGAAAATAAAATCTCGGGATCACTACAAGAAAATCTCCTTTTATTGCTTTGCTATGACTCTCCATCACTCCCACTTCTTACTACCACTCTTGAAGTGGGAATGTTTGAAAATGAGTTCTACCGCACCATTGCATCGGCATGTTTTGATTATTATCGAGAGTTTAAAGAAGCTCCGAATGATCACATAGCTGATCTAATGGAAGTCCAACTTACGGGGAAAGAAGAAAAAGTAGCAAAGATTTATGAACGAATTTTAGTCAACTTGGTCAATAATAAGGAGAACTTCAACAGCAAGTTTATCTTGAGTCAACTGAACAAATTTGTTCGGCAGCAAAAACTGAAAGGTGGGGTCATGGAAGCCCATCGGCTAATCAAAGATGGAAATCTGGATGAAGCCGAACAAGAATTATCGAAGTGCATGAACTCCCAAATTGCGATCTTTGATCCAGGTATCTTTATTCGGGACACCAAACGATCTTTGGGATTTTTGAAAGATAGTGCCAAACCATTCCCCATTGGCATTAAGCCTTTGGATAACATTGGGTTTGGTCCGGCACTGGGACAATTGCTGGTAATTCTGGGTCCGAGTAACCGGGGGAAGAGCATTAGCCTAACTTCCAGAGTGTGGATTCCAGAACATGGTTATGTGACCATGAAAAATTTAATGGGTGAAACAGGTTTCAATGTATTGGGGGTGGAAGAAACTAATGCCAAAGTGAGTACGAATAAAGTTATTGCTACCTTTAGTAGTGGGATAAAACCTACTTGTGATATCTACCTTCGATCTGGACGAATCATCAATGGATTGGCTGATACGCACCCAGTCTTAACCTGGAACGGTTATGTACCCACAAAAGATTTAAAAGTGGGTGATTTTACCGTGGGTAGCAGTTCTTTACCACTCACTGGCAAAGCAACTGCCCAGCAAATCAAAGATTGTTATGTACTTGGTGCATTTATTGGGGATGGTTGTTTAGTCACTAAAGATGGACCAAGATTATATTTATCACCTTCAAAACAAGGTGTGGCTGATTTTGTAATAAATGCAATGACCCATTACAAAGATCCGCGCATTGAGAATTCTGGTAGTCAGGTTTCAGTACACTTTAAATCTGATGCATGGGCTTTGATGGATGAATATAATCTTTCTTGCTCAAAATCTGTTGACAAGTATATTCCCAAACGAGTTTACCAGTTGGGGAAAGAAGCACTTGCAGCATGTTTGGCTGGAATCTTTGACACGGATGGATTTGCGTATACTGACGATAAATGGTGTTGTGTTGAGTTTAGCACATCTAGTTATCGGCTATCAGAAAATATTCTGACAGCACTTAATGTGATGGGAATTTACCCCAATCGGAAAGAAAAATTAACAAGACTTAATGGAAAAGTCTTTAAATCGTGGATGATAACATTTAAAGATCAAGAAAGCATTCAATTGTTTTCTGATCAGGTGGGAATTTATTGCCAAAACCAAAATAAATTGGAGAGAATTAATGATCGAACAGTCACGGATAAAATGTTAGTTGAATCTTGTCAGTTTTTCAAACGTATTCCATATAAGGCTGCTGAAGATATTTTAGCTTCCGAAATTGGGAAGACTAATGAG